CGGACAGGCCCTCCTCAATGTCACTGGCACCTGGAATAATGGTGCGCAGGTCTTTGTCGGGCAAAAGGTCAATATCACCAACACGGCCAGTGGTGCGGGATCGTATCTGCTTGATCTCCAAACCGCTAGCGTATCCAAGTTTCACGTAGATCCCACTGGCATCATAACCGCCCCTGGAGCAAATCCTGCTGCGAATACTTTTGGCGGTCCAATTCTTTATGGCCGCAACAACGCTGCTGCGGACACGGTCGGTGCCGTCGGCGAGACGATCACCGGCGCATTCTCCGCAGTTGCAGCCGGACTGACCACGGCCACTGGCAACGTCGGAAGCGTCTCGCTCACGGCAGGCAAGTGGCTTGTCAGCGGCAAGGTCATCATTCATGGTGGCGCTACCGGACTGACCGCCGGCAGCACGATGCAGGCATCCTGCCCGGTCGGCACGGCAGCGACCGGAACCAGCGGCACCACGATGGTGCAACAGTCGGCGCTGTCGCTGCTCGCCAACGGTCTTTTCGTGATGACCATCGATCCCCAGGTGGTCAACATCAGCGCCACGACCAGCGAGTTCTTGACATGCAATCTGACGTATGCGGCGGGAAGTCCGGTTATAGATGGCAGCATAACAGCTGTCCGTCTGCCCTAGTTCCGCTCGGCGTTCTTCTTGGCGATCTCGAACGTGTCGAGATCGGTGGGCATGATGATCTTCTTGTTCATCGGCTCGATGACTGGTGAACCATCCGGCGCCCACAGCACCTTGTAGTGGATGCTCCTTCCTGTCTCGCAGCAGTCTCTGAACATATTGTCGATTTGAGTGCCCAACCTCGGCCCGTACTTCACGATCGCTTCCTGGGTCACCACGGACAGCGATCCCTTGGGCGCGGGATACCTGGTGTGCAAGATCCCCATGCAGATGTTGCCGATGTGCATCTTGCGCGAATGCTCATCAGGGAAGTCCTTGGGGTGCATGTGCCAGTCGTGGTCCATGTCTACGGGCATGGTGATTTCCTTTCGTACTTTTGTTTCGGAAGACAGAGAGCGATATGTAGATCCATGCCGGTCTTCAGCCGCGCGCGCAAGGTGGTCCGACCCATGCCGAACTCATCGGCCCACTCTGATTCGCACTTGGTTTCACCGAACGCAGTCAGGATGACGTTGTTCCTCTTGTTCCGGTTGCTCATCGGCATTGGGATCCATCGACAATTCCCGGGCTCATAATTGCCATTGCTGTCCTCGCGGTCGATCCAATGTCCTGGGCTCGGCCGTGGTCCAACAGACAAAAGGAAGCTGGCGAACGAATCAATCCACTCCTGGCACATGCGAATGCCACGACCACCGTAATCGGAGAAGGCCAAATCGGTGGGATCGGCGCATCTCTTCCTCGCCGCCCACCACGCCTTGTACTCTGGAGTCCCAGCAGTCCCGCTCTGGTCGACGTAGACCGATCCGTCGTTCTTCCGCGGCTTCCTATCTCTCTTGATAGATCGGCGTACGACTGCCTGGATCTGTTCTATGGTATGTCTCATTCCCCACCATGGACCAGGAAGTTGTCTGGCTCAAAGTCCTGCTCCATCGGCGCCTCGATGCGCTTCCTCGCCAGCCGCTCCTGCCACTCGGCGAACATGCGATCTTTCTGGATCTGCATCGCCTGCTCCAGCCATTGCGGGAAGTCGGAGACCCTGACATTTTCAGGTATGTGGAAAAGCTGGCGGATGGCCATGAATACGCCATTGGTCTCCTGGACGTGCTTGATCCGGGACAGCGTGCTGCGCCTGAGCGGATCGCTCTCGACGTGGCGGGTCTCGGCCGCGTCGAGCTGGCCCCACAGCGCGGTGAGGCTGTTGATCAGAGCGATGGCCTCGGCTTCGAGATGTGAGGTTGCTGACGGTAAACTGCCCATTAGTTCGACTCCCTACGTTTTTTGGTAACGTTATGGCGTGATTCGCTTATGTGTCCCTCGCGAAGTCGATGAACATAATACCGCGATCACTGAACGCGAAGTGCTGGCAACCTGGCGACATTCCGACGTTGACACGATCGCGCCACATCAGGCCCTTGGGTGTGCGGACCTGTCCTTCGTCGTGGTGAGCGTAGACGAGCATGGGGACATTCAGGCTGGCCTCGACCATGGCCGACACGAGCCAGCGAAAGCGTTCACTTGGTTGATCAGTGACCTTGGTATCGACTGGGTATTCAATGATAAAGTCAGGCATGTCTACAGCCTCCCCTCGCTCACCCTGGCGCTTAGCGCGTTGAGTTCCGCGACCACCACCTGTCGCTCCTTCAGGTGATCCAGGGAAATCAGACGCGGCTCCTTGAGCCTAGCGATCTCCTTCTTGTAATCCGCTTCGATACTCTGGGTTAGCTCCATCTGCTTCTGCAATGCGGCCTTGGTCTCGCGATGGGTGAAGACCTCCTGATTGAATCGACGGCAAAGCTCGGCGATCCTGTGGTCATTCTCGTCGAGACGATCCTTGATGGCATCAGTGTATCGCTGTGCGGCCTTGACGCCGCAGCGGTGGCCGAGCAGTTCCAGTTCGGCCAGGTCCTGCTTGCTAACTCTCACGAAGTCTTCGCCCTTGTTCAGGATCTTCGAGATTTCCTCGTCTCGTGCTTTCACCATCTCCCGGAGCTGGACGATCTCCAGGGCGTCCCATTCGGCAGCGGTCGCACCGACATGATCGCCAGTTAGCAGGCGAACACCGGCATCAACCTTGCCGCGAGAAAGATGCGGGCAAAGACCACCGACAACGCGCTTGCCGCACATGCCGCAGAAATAGCCGGGCTCTTCGTCGTGCTGATACTTGATCTGCTCGGCCAACTGCTTGACGTCCGACATGGTCGCATCGTGGTAAGGATCTGGGCCAGAGACGCGACGATCAAGTAGGAACTGATGGATGCGGTTCAGGCCGTCGAGGGGGATGGGGCGGATGGTCATGGCTTGGTTCCAAGTTGCACGATGTAGACGGGGACGCCCATGAATTGCCTGAGAAGCGCATCGCCGAAGTACTGATCGTTCCGCTCCGCTTCTACCTCAAGCGACTCCAGTGTCTCCTCATCGATGAAGAACTTCGGATTACTGTCGATCCTGCTGTTCCAGTGGATCCGGTACATCGAATCGATCATGGCGCAGAGAACCGGGTTCGACGCGTCGGACCTCGGTTCTGCAGTGAAGGTGTTGTGGTCGGTGATGAGGCAGAGCATGCCCGAACCAATACCGGGACGTTTCTACTTGTCAACGATGTACCGGGACAGTAGCGTGCCGCCATGAACACCACCAATAAATCAATGACCCTGGCCGAGTTCTCCCGTCGTGGCAACGAGGCCAGGTGGAAAGGCAAGACCGATGAAGAGAAGCGAAAGGCCGTGTCGAATGCCGTGAAGGCGCGCAAAGCAGCGGCAAAAGCAAGGCGCGAAGCGAAAGCTGCGGAAAGTCGTTGACGTACCGGGACGGTCGCATAAGGTCCTGCCATGCGCCACACCCTCACCGACTACGAGCCGAAGATCACCGCCTCAACCAAGCCGATCCTCCCCGCACGTCCGACCATTCGTGCGCAGCGTCAGGCGGCGGGTGAGTTCGAGAAGAAGCGGAAGGCATATGCAACCCGTTGACCCCTGGCTCTACGTTGCCATCGCCCTCCTCGCCATCTTCCTCGTGCTGGCTGCTCTCGATCTCGTCCTATTCATTTCTCCTGACGCGCTCAATCATCTCACCCTGTTCTAGGAGACGCCATGTTCCGCCGACTAATCGCCTGGCTGCTTGAGCCGCTCTCCCGATGATCGCCCTACCGGCCATCGTCGCCACCCTGACACTCGTTGGAGGACCAGATGTACCTGATGCGATCATTGCCGCTGTCGCGATGCACGAGACCGGCTCAGTCTGGCGCGGGCACCTGGCATCTGGTACGCCTCAGTGGCTGGGGCCGGATATGTCCGCGTGGCAAATTTCGCGAGCGCTACTACATGATCTCCACGCGGATCCGTGGCAAGCGGGTCATGATCCCGTCTATGCGGAGAGTATCGTCCGCCGTTGGCTTGCACATCTATACGCGATCACGCGGAACTGGCGCAGCGCTTTGGGCGCCTATCATTCGGGGCTACGGCATGATCACTCAGCAGCGGCTCGGCGCTATGCTCAAGACTGTTTGAACCTCGCCCAGATCTATGTCCCCTGACTTTGAAACCTGGGCATTCGCTCAACTGGAACGCACCAATGCGCCGACGCCTCAATATCCCCGCGACCATCGCCAAGATGCTCCCCGATCGCAAGCCGACGGGACTCGCGCGCAAGATGCTCCGATCGGCAGCCAAGGGCAATTTCAAGAATCAGCGGACGCGCGAGAACTTGATCAAGGTCAGGACAGAGATCTGTCAGGCGATCGTCGCGACATCGACCAATCCTCAGCAGAGAGAAGCCGCACAGGCATATCTCGATTCACTCAATAAATAGACCTAGCCTTTGCAAAAGGCTAGGTCCCCACCACAGCGAGCACACGCCATGGACGCACAGAATCTAATCCCTCCAATCCCAACGTCAACGCAGCTGGCAGAAAAGCTTGAAGATCTGCTAGCCGAGTTGATGGCGCGCAATCCGACCGACATGCGCGGCACGCTCGTCAGTGATGATGCGCGCGCGATCCGGCGCGTCGAAGCCCTGAACAACTATCTGCTTGCCCTGCGGCTCACCGTCGTGACGGGTGATCGCAATGCGATGTTCGACCGCATCAGCGCGGGCATCGCTGAGTGCCGCGTCATCACCAACCCCACCGGAACCAAGAGCACCCCATGAACACTCCGCAAAGCCCCATGCTTCCCACCGTCCACCGCACCAACGAGACCGCCGCATCAGCTGCTGCCTCGCAGACCAAGGCCCTGGTCGAGGCGCGCTACACCGTCGCCATCAGCCGTCCGCGCGACATGGACCGCGCCCGCGAGCTCCTCCTGAAGGAGTGCCGTCGTCCGTCCTTCGCCGAGGTCGCCCGCTACAACAAGCCGATCGGTAAGGGCGTGGTCGGCCCTTCGATCCGCTTCGCCGAGGCCGCCGTCCGCTGCATGGGCAACATCGTCATCGATGAGACCACCACCTACGACGACGACGAGAAGCGCATCATCCAGGTCAGCGTGACCGATCTCGAGGCGAACGTGCCCTATACCACCAGCGTCACCATCGACAAGACGGTGGAGCGCAGGAACGCCAAGCAGGGAGACGAGGTCATCCGCGAGCGCTTCAACAGCAAGGGCGACCGCGTGTTCATCCTGCGCGCCACCGAGGACGATCTGCTCAACAAGAAGAACGCGCTGCTCTCCAAGGCGATCCGCACCCTGGCCCTGCGCCTGGTCCCCGGCGACCTCATCGACGAGTGCATGGACGTGGTCGTCGAGACGCAGAAGAAGCGCGACGCGGCCGATCCCGATGCCGCTCGCAAGAAGCTGCTCGACGCCTTCGCCGCGCTGAACGTCAGCGTCGTCGACCTCAAGAAGTACATCGGCGCCGATCTCGACAAGCTCAGCCCGGCCGACCTGGTCGAGTTGCGCGCTCTGCATGCGGCCATCAAGGACGGCGAGACCACCTGGCGCTCAGCGATGGATGCCAAGCATCCCGACGCCAACCCGGCTGCCCGCTTCACCAAGGACCAGGCGACCGGCGACGGCAAGCAGCAGACCATCCCCGCCGCCGTCACCGTCGAGATGTGCGTCGCCCTGGCCAAGACCATGAAGGACGAGGATGTCATGGCGGTCATGGAGACGTTCCAGGTCCACACGATCGCCAGCGTCAAGCCGGCTGATCTGACCGCCTTCCACGGAATGCTGGTGTCGGTGAAGGAAGGGAAGCAGTCATGAGAATCGTCGCCCTACACGTCGAGAACGTGAAGCGCCTAAAGGCCGTGGACATAACCCCCGATGGCAACATGGTCGTCGTGGGTGGTCGCAATGCCCAGGGGAAGAGCAGCCTGCTCGACTCCATCACCATGGCCCTGGGTGGCCAATCCGTCTTCTGCGACCGCCCCCTGCGCGAAGGCGCCGAGTCGGGCGAGATCATCGTCGATCTCGGCGATCTCGTGGTGAAGCGCACCTTCGCCAAGGACGGTGGGACCGCCCTGGTGGTCAAGGGCAAGGACGGCAACAAGCACAAGTCGCCCCAGACCCTGCTCGATAACCTCGTGGGACGCATCACCTTCGACCCGATGGCGTTCAGCCGGATGGATCCGAAGAAGCAACTGGAGACGCTCACCACCCTGGTGGGGCTCGACTTCAGGGCCCTGGACGCCAAGCGGCTGACGCTGGCCGACGATCGCACCCAGGTCGGGCGCGACGGACAGGCCAGGAAGGCGCAGCGGGACGCCATGCCGCATCATCCCGATGTGCCTGCCGAAGAGGTCAGCGCGAACGAGATCATCGCCCAGGTCGAAGAGGCGCGGCAGCACAACGCCAAGCGGCTGGAGATGCAGCGCCAGGCCGACGCCGCCAGTCAGCAGGCGATTGACCTGCGTGGCCACGTCCAGGCGATCAAGGAGGGTCGCCGGCTGACACCCGAGATCGTGCGATACACCAGGACCATCGCCGAGGCGCAGTCCCGTCAGCAATCGCTGCGGGAGGAAGTCGAGCGCCTCGAGAAGCGTCTGGCCGAGATCCGTCCCATGCTCTCCCCGCTGGCCACCGAGATCGACACGATGATGGAGAACGTCAAGACGGCCACGGAACTGCTGGTCACCCAGGAGAACGAGAAGGCGCTTGCTGCCGCCAAGGAGTCCGAGGCGCTCACCGATCAGGTCAACGGAATCAGCGAGAAGCCTGTCGCCGAGCTGCTCGAACGGATCAGCAAGGTGGACATCATCAATCGGAAGGTGCGCGAGAACCTCGCCCAGAAGGAGCAGAACGCCTACGTCGAGAAGTGCATGGAACGGTGGCAGGAGCTGACGGCGGCGATCAACGTCATCGATCAGCAGAAGAAGGACGCCATGGCCAAGGTGGCGTTCCCGGTCGAAGGCCTGTCCTTCAACGACACCGGGGTGCTCTTCAAGGGCGTGCCGTTCAGCCAGGCGAGCTCCGCTGAGCAACTCCGCGTCAGCGTGGCCATGGGCCTGGCGCTCAACCCGAAGCTGCGGGTCGTCCTGATCCGCGATGGTAGCCTGCTCGACGACGAGAACATGGCCCTGATCGCCAAGATGGCTGCTGAGAAGGACAGCCAGGTCTGGGTGGAGCGGGTCGGGAACGGCGAAGAGGTCAGCGTCCTGATTGAGGACGGCAGCGTGGTGGCAGACGACCAGGCGGTGGCACCATGAGCGACTCTCTCCTGATCTTCGGGGAAGCCAACGAGGCCTACCACGACAACGCCTGCGCCTCGTCGTCCAAGCTCAAGTCGCTGAACGAGAAGGGCGCTCTCTACTACCGCAAGAGGTACATCACCAAGGAGATACCGAAGGAAGAGCAGACCGACGCCCTGCGCCTTGGGTGCGCCATCGACACCCTGGTGACCGTCTCGGTCGAGCAGTTCGACGCCGAGTACGTCATCAAGCCCGAGGGGATGTCCTTCGCCACCACCGTGGGCAAGGACTGGAAGAAAGCCCACTGCCAGGGCAAGGGCGTCATCTCCTGGGACGAGTGGCAGATGATGCAGCGGCTGCACGCGGCCATCCTGGCGCATCCGCTCTATCCGGTCCTGATCCATCCGCGCATCAAGTCCCAGGTCACGGTGCGCAAGCCGACGACCAAGTACGGCACGGGGTTGCAGTCCCGTCCTGATTGGCTCTCGCTCGAACCCTGCGCCCTGTCCGAGGGTAGGAAGTACAGCGTCAACCTCAAAACCACCGCCGACTGGTCGGACTGGTTCAATGAGAGCGATCCGGGTGGCCCGCAGGAAGGCAAGCCGATCTACAACTACGGCTACCACCGCCAGGCTGCTCTCGACGGCTGGGTGCTCTTCCAGTCGCCCGATGTCGGCGAGACGGCGCACTTCCTGATGGTGGCCGAGAAGGAAGAGCCGTTCCGGGTCGGCATCGTGCAGATGTCCGAGACGTACCTGGAAGCCGGGTGGCATGAAACCGAGTTCGATCTTCTGCGGCTCCAGGAGTGCATCGAGAAGAACGAGTGGCCCAATGGGCCGGCTGATATCGTGCCGATCAATCCGCCCAAGTGGCTGACTGATCGGGCGATGCGGAAGGCGGCGTCGTGAGCGAGACCAACTGCGACTCCTGCGACTGCCGTCTGCTCCAGCCGTGGGGCTTCCACGGCCTGGAGCTGTGCGGCCCATGCTGCACCGGCGAGTCTGACACCGTCGACACGCTGACCTACGACTGTGTCAACCGCTGCAAGGTGAAGGGCACCGATAGCACGGAGCGCGAGATCGATCGTGGCGATCCGGTGTGCTGCCCATTCTGCAAAGGACCTGTCACGCTCACGGGGAAGGCGGTACGGCCGGAATGACCGACCACAGCCCACTCCCCTGGACCGCCGAAGGCAGCGCTCTCCAGAGCCGCGGTGTCACCCTGGCGATCTTCCATCGGCGCGGCACGTTTCAGCCGACATCGACCGACGAAGCCAATGCGCAGCTGGTGCTCAGGGCCCTCGCCATGTCGCCCACCGTGCAGGCATTGACCGCCCATCGCGATGCCCTGCTGGCGGCGCTGCGGGATCTTGCCGATACGAATAATGATTTTAGCGAGGCGCTGGTACGTGCCCGTTCTGCCATCGCCAGAGCTACTACAGGGGAGAAGTCATGAGCATCGTCCTAAAATGCGATCTATGCGGCGAACTAGGCGGAAGCTCATGGGAGTTCGCGGTAAAGCCGATTAGGCTACACTGCCCGGAGGACGGCATAAACGGCGGCCTGTGGAATTACGACATGTGCGCCCGCTGCCGCGTTGAGATCAACCAGGCCATCAAGTCTGCGGTGATTCGTTGCCAATCGTTGGCGAAGGTGGGTGGAGCATGACCCTCGACGAATTGGCCGGGCTCGCGGAGAAGGCGACGGCAGGACCGTACGACCAGGACCATACCTCAGTCAAGGCGCCATATGAGCCAGGCAATCGACTGATCTTAGCGCGATGCAATAGCCACGCTGACACCGCCTTCATCGCCGCCTACGACCCTGGCACCGTGCTCAAGTTGATTGCGGTGGCGAAAAGGGCCAAGGAGGCGTGTTTCCTGCTGCGCCACACCGAGCTATCCCCGACCACGGCTGACCGATGTGAGGCGCTCGACGAAGCCCTTACCGCCCTGGAGTCCCTATGACCCGCCTCATCTGCTGGCTCACCGGGCATCGGCTGACGGTGGGACGATGAAGTCTAAACCGTGGATGTACAAGGGCCGGCCATGTCACCATCAGGCGGCATTCGCGGTCCATTGGATCGGCGGCGTACGCTGGGCATGCGGCTGGTGTGATCTATTGCAGCGACGCCGTGACGATGCCGGCGATGGGCGAGCGACCAGGCACGATGAATCGGTAGAGACGTACGCTGAATACCTCAAGAAGAAATATGCCGGCAAGAAACAGTTAGTCATAAAGACGATGAGGAAGCCATGACCCTCGACCCCGCCCTCCCCTCCGCGCCGCCCCAACCCGATGACGGACGGGAAGGTCCGCATATCAGAACCACCAAGAATTGCACTGGCTGTCGTCATCACGTAACGATAGACACCAGCTATGGGTCTGATACATCATATGGCCATCGGTGTCACCATGAGGAAACCCACGATATTCCCAGCGATCATTATCGCTTCACCGATGCCACTCCCGACTGGTGCCCCGTGCTGGTGCCCCGCGCCCCCGCCCCACCTGGGCCAGCGGCGGCGGTGGAATCTGCGTTGCATGCCGCCCTGGCGGAACGGGATGCCAATGCGCAGACCGCCAAGGCTATGTCCAGGCTGCACGACGATGCTGAGAAGGAGATAGAGGAGCTGCATGCCAGCCTCGCTGAGCTGGCCGAGCGGGGCAGGGGGGCGAGCCGCCTCGCCGCCCTAGAGCGTGTCGCCGCTGAGGCCAGGAAGCTGGCGACGGTGATACCGGCGACGAGTGGGCACCTGGATGGGTTGAATGAGGCGATCAGGGTGCTGGATGGTGGGACATGAACCAGACCGAGATCTTCCCTCCAGCCGAGATCGTCAAGGCATCGCTGGCCCTGACGCTCCCCTGGCCTCCGAGCGTCAATAGCTACTGGCAGCCATTCCCGGTCCCGGGTGGTCGCGTCGTCATGTCGCTGACCAAGCGTGCCCGCCTCTACCGCACCGACGTGCATGCCGCCATTCGCAAGATCATGGGACCGGCCAGGTCGACGGCATTCGAGGCGCCGGTTCGCATCGATATCGAACTGCGTGCCCCCGATCGCCGGTCGCGCGACATCGACAACCACCTGAAGGGCATCTTCGACGCGCTCACCCACGCCGGTATATGGCGGGATGACAGCCTCGTCGACGAGCTCACACTTCGCCGCGGCAAGGTCCTCAAGGACGGGGCCGCTATTGTCATCATCACTGAACTGTAGGAGATCTCCCGTGGCCAAGTACCGCAAGAAGCCCATCATCATCGAAGCACTCCAGGTCACAGCCGAGATGCTGAAGGACCCCGAGGGCAACTTCAAGCATCTCGACGTGCCGAAGGACACCATCATCTGGCACGATAGCTGGAGCTACGTCGCCGTGCGCAATGCCACCGGTCTGAACCACGCTGGCGTCGGCGATTGGATCATCACCGGCCTCGACGGCGAGATCTACGTGTGCCCGGGCGACAAGTTCGAGCGCACCTACGAGCCGGCCTGATCAACGTCCACGCGCAGGTGAAGTCCACCGTGCCAAAGACCAGCCACGAGGATCTCAAGAGCTGGTCGATGATCGAGGTCGCCTTCGTCGTCGACAGCGAGGAGGACCCGGACCAGGAGAAGATTCCCGGAGCGTAGTCGGGTCGTCCGATACCCCGAGGGTGAGCAGGGGTTCCCATCTACCAATTACCAGAGGCCGAGATGACCTTCGAAGTTCGCCACGGCGACTGACTTTCAATCCTCCCCACCATCGCGGCTGAGTCCGTTGACGCCATCATCACCGACCCGCCCTACGGCATTGATTTCCAGTCGAACCATCGGACGGAGAGCGATCTCCTGGCCAAGATCGCCAATGACATGGTCCCCTTCGTCGACTGGCTCCCGGAGTCCTACCGCATCGCCAAGCCGGCCGCCGCGCTGATCTGCTTCTGCCGCTGGGATGTCGCCGAGGTCTTCCGCCTGGCGATCGAGAAGGCCGGATGGACGGTCAAGAGCCAGGTCATCTGGGACAAGCTCATCCACGGCACAGGAGACCTGAAGGCCTCCTTCGGCCCGCGGCATGAAGACATCTGGTTCGCCATCAAGGGCCAGTTCGCGTTCCCCAACCGGCGCCCGGCATCGGTGCTCCCATTCGAGCGCGTCGATCCGAATCAGCTCGTCCATCCGAACCAGAAACCTGTGCCGCTGATGGAATACCTCTGCCGCGTCGTGTGCCCCAGGGGGGGGGTAGTCCTCGATCCGTTCACCGGCAGTGGGGCCACCGGCGCCGGCGCGGTTGTGGCCGGCTGCGACTTCGTCGGGTGCGAGCTCGACGAGCGCTATGCCGCCGTCGCCCGGCATCGCATTGCGGTCGCCGATCCCATCGGCCAGCAGCAGACCATCGGGCTATGAACGCCGCCGCCCAGGATGACCGCCGTGCCACGATCTCCCCCTTGACCATGCCATGGGTACACCGGCGCCCGATGTGGCCTGTGAGTGACGGGAATCGCCTCCTGGCAAGCAGCCTCTTGAATAAACGTTTACCGTATTTACAAGGTCACCATGAGCTACGCCAAACTCTTCAGCAACATCACCGAGTCCTCCCTCTGGTCGGGGTCGAAAGAGTCCCGCCTGCTCTTCGTGAGCATGCTCGCCCGAGCGGACGGGACCGGTTTCATTGAGGCTGCGTTGCCTGGGTTAGCACGGTTAGCTAACTTGACATTGGAGGAAACCAAGCAGGCGCTTGCTGAACTTATGGCGCCAGATCCATACTCCAAGACCAAGACACTGGAAGGTCGTAGAGTCGTGGAAGTAGATGGTGGATATACACTTGTGAATTACGAGGATTACAGAAATCGGCGCAGTGAAGATGAGCGCCGCGAGTATATGCGCAACTACATGGCCGAGCGAAGGAAGGGCAAGAAGACAACCACGTCAACAAAAGTTAGCCGGGTAAACCACGGTAAAGCTTTGTTAGCCCAAGGAGAAGGAGAAGGAGAAGGAGAAGGAGAAGGAGAAGGAGAAGCAGATCAGAAGTCCCCTGTGGGTCCTTCTGAGGCGGCGGCGGCGGCTACCCCTTTGATCGATGAAATGGATATCGGCAAGCCCACCCCCCCTCCGCTCAACCCGAGGCAGTCCCGACTCGGCGATCTCCAGGCCGTGATCCCTGAGCTCATCGTCTTCCGGGATGGCCGGGATCAGGCTGAGACCCTCCTGGCGCTCTACGGCTGGGACCTCAGCATCGAAGCCCTGACCGCCCTCCAGGGGGTCGTCCATCTCAAGGAACCGGGCAAGCAGCGGATCATGGTCGACGAGTGGGCCAGGTGGTACAAAGATCGGTACCGCCTCACCACCGAGGACTACCAGCGCGCCGGCATCACCCCACCACCAGGAACAACCAGTGCCCATTCCAATCAACACCAAGGCTGAGGTCTCCAAGTCGAGCGAGACCGTCGCCCTCGAGCAAGACTACGACCGCGGCTGGTACTGGATCCTCGACCAGCTCGACAAGGCCTTCGTCGACGACGTCAAGATGCTCGACCGCACGCTGTTCCGAGCCAAGGCGAAGGTATGGTCGAGGACCGCGAACCCCATGGCGGCATGCGGCAACCCCGAGGGGATCTCGGGCAAGGTCGACGCCATCGTGCTCGAGGACTGGCAACTCGCCAAGGTCCAGGAACACGTCATGCGCCAGTGCGGGCTCAGGGATCGACTCGCCGAGTCACTGGGTGTGCCGAGCGTGGGCGACTGGCGATCGGGCCTCAGCGGGCATCAGGTGCGCCGGAAAGTACACTACGCCTGGACGATCATGGCGGCGATGAAGCTCTGTCGGCCACCACTCATGGATCCGTACCGCAACCGTAGGGGCACCGAGGATCCTCAGCGCCAGGCGGATGCCGAGGTCAATGCCGCAGCTTGGACCGAGCCATGACCATCGCCCTCGATCGCCTCGTAGCTCTGTGCACGGCGGATTGGCGCCTCGATCTGCACCTGCTCAGCAGCATGCAGCGCAAGCGCCTGACCCATGCCATCCAGACTTCGATCTGGGTTGCACGACGACGCGAGAAGGCGTTGCAGGGATCAGTTCAGGGGCGACCACCGGCACCGATCGATGGCCTGAGCGCGTCGAAAATGAGGGACCGTGAGCGAAAACGAAAGTGGTACCACGACCACAAGTTGAAGGTCCTGGCCAAGCTGAAAGCCAAGAGGATGGAACGGGCGAAGAAATCGGCTAGCCTGAACTGCGCATGAAGAAAAAGCTCACCAAGGATCACGACGCGCTCGGTCGACCGTCCAAGTTCGACATCATCGAGTCACCCAAGGTGGCCAGGGAGATGATGGCCGCGGGCAAGTCATACATGGATCTGGCCGAAGCTCTTGGAATCGACCGCGGTACCGTCACCAGGTGGATCGACGAACATCCGACTTTTGCCGCAGCAATAGCCCAGGGCAAGAGCGACGCCATTGATCGTGTCGAGCGCGCGCTGATGAAACGTGCTGAGGGCTACGAGCACAAGGAGTCCCACTACCCGCCCGATGTCCACGCGATCAAGTTCTTCCTGAGCAACAAGCGCTCGCAGGACTGGCGCGAGAAGACGGCGGTCGAGCACAGCGGGCACCTCACGCTTGAAGAGCTGGTGAGTGAGTCGTTGCCCAAGCCGCCGGAAAAGAAGCCCGGTTGATTACATGAGGGTCCATGACAAGCTGGTGGGATGAATAACTACATCCGCACCTTCAGCGTCAACGTCGATCTCTTCTGGTCCAAGGTCAAGCGCGGCGGCGAAGATGAGTGCTGGCCATGGCTCGGGTTGAAGAGTGATCGCGGCTACGGAAAGTTCGCGAGCACTTCGCACTCATTGCGTGCCCATCGCATTGCTTTCGGAATCGCCCACGACCAGAATCCGCCAGCGGTCTGCCACTCCTGCGACAACCGAGCGTGCTGCAACCCGAAGCATCTCTGGGCCGGCACGAACGGGCTGAACAATACCGATCGCGCGCTCAAGGGTAGATCGGCGCACCCCACAGGCGAGAAGCACCCGATGGCCAAGCTGACGGATGAAATCGTGCTGGAGATCAGACGGATATACGCCGCTGGTGGAGTGACGCAGCGCGCCCTTGCGGTGAGGTTCGGTCTGTGTGGGGCAACCGTCAGTCAGGTCGTCAACGGGAAACGCTGGACACATCTGGAGATCATCAAATGAGCCAAGCATCCGACACCATCCGCCGCTGGCGCGAAGACCCCATCGCGTTCGTTCGAGAATGCCTCAAGGCCGAGCCGGATGGATGGCAGGCCGACATGCTGGCCGCGTTCCCAACGCATCGGCGCATCGGCGCACGGGCGTCAAAAGGTCCGGGCAAGACCGCCGTCCTGTCTTGGATGATCTGGAACTTCCTGGTGACCAGGCTTCATCCGAAGATCGCCTGCACATCGATCAGCGGCGACAACCTCTCGGATGGTCTGTGGACCGAGCTGGCCAAATGGCAGCACAACAGCCCGCTGCTCCTGTCGCAGTTCACCTGGAGCAAGACGCGCATCGTCTGCAAGCACCATGAAGAGACGTGGTGGTGCAGCGCGCGCAATTGGTCGAAGGGCGCCGACTCGACGCAGCAGGCCGACACCCTGGCCGGACTCCACGCCGACAACCTCATGTTCGTGATCGACGAGGTCGGCAGCATCCCCGAAAGCGTGATGGTCGCAGCTGAGGCCGGATTGGCGACCGGCAAGGACACCAAAATCGTGATGGCCGGAAACCCAACCATGACCAGCGGCCCGCTGTGGCGCGCATGCACAACGGATCGCGAACAGTGGCACATGACCGAGATCACGTCGGATCCCGATGATCCGAAGCGCTCGTCTCGCGTGGACGTGAAGTGGGCGAAGGAGCAGATCGAGCGATTCGGGAAAGAGAACCCATGGGTCCTGGTCAACGTGTTTGGCCGATTCCCGCCGTCGTCGATCAACGCCCTGCTCGGCCCCGATGACTGCACCAGATCGGTCAAGCGCCAGTGCCCGCCCAGCGCCTACACCCACGCCGCCAAGGTCCTGGGCATCGACGTGGCCCGCTTCGGCGACGACCGCACGGTGATCTTCCCGCGCCAGGGCCTGTTCGCGTCGGTACCGCTAATCCTACGCGCGGCCCGCACCGAGGTCATCGTCGCCAACGTGGCCAAGATCGCGATGTCGTGGATGCCCGACATGATCTTCGTCGATGGCTCGGGCGGCTACGGCGCCGGCGTCGAGGATGGTCTGCGCCAGGCCGGATTCGCCTGCGTCCCGGTCTATGGCTCAGGCCAGGCGACCGACCAGCGGTTCTACAACAAGCGCGCCGAGGTTCACTGGGAGATGGCCGAGTGGGTGAAGGACCGCGGCACGCTTCCGTTGCCGATCATCGATGAGCTGACCAAGGAGCTCACAGCGCCAACCTACACGCTCAAGAAGGACCAGATCATCGTCGAGCCCAAGGAGCACATCAAGGCGCGCCTGGGCTTCTCACCGGACATTGCCGACGCGCTGGCCAACACCTTCGCCAGCCCGGTCATGCCCAAGATGAACCATGCGGATCCGACGGCGAACCAGCACATGCATCACGCCAAGGACGAGTACAACCCGATGGAACGGTTCTTGGCCGAGCAGTAGAAACGAGGCAGCCCAGGTATTTCTCCTGGGCTGTTGGTCCCCCGGCTTACTCGGAGTCATCAGGTCCCGGCTCTGGCCGGTGCGTCCGCATTCCGTATCTACGTCTGCGACCCTCGTCCGCGATTCAGAGGCCGGTAGGCTATCCGAACAGTTCCCGGAATCCAGCGACCTTGCCCACCAAGGACTGGATGGTCTGTTCGATCTCGTTCATCTGACCGTCAAGCGGTCCACCACTGGGCGGCATCGGTGAGCCTTTCAACTCCTCTTTCGCCGGCCGCGGGTGTTCGAAGTGCGATCGAGCCGCGAGCAGACGATCGGCGAGATCGCCGTCGAGGCTGTTCAGCGCCTTGCCGAGTGCTTCCAAGCGCATGCGCGTCTGGTCCATCTGTGATGCCTGTCGGGCTTGCGCCGTCGAGGCCTGTTGGGCACGTGGATAATCCATGATGAGACTCCTTCGCCTCAGACTACCGGCGAAGTGTTCGAGTCCAGGACGGCGGATGGGAATTGTGCCAACGGCCTAGAACAACGAGACCTCGCAACATGGCGAGGTCTTCGTCTCGGAATCCACCAGGTGCGACGCCGGTGTCCCGAATGGGTCAGGGGAAGCGCAGGTAGGCGTTCAGCGTCGCGCCGCTGATCGCGGTCACATTCAGCGCCAGGTACCGG